CGAGATGACGTCGAGTCTCGTGGGCTCGGAGATGTGTATAAGAGACAGATCAAACCTAAACCACTCATCAAACTGATCTATTGGATCGAAAGGATTGTCTTTAGTTGTGATTGCAACAGACATTTAGTTACTTCCTTTCTTTCCATTCAAGTACTGATAGACAGTTGAAGGTGAGCAACCTAAAGCATTGGCTATCTCTTGGTTAGTGTACATACCAGATGCAGCCATAGACTTAAGCTTTGTAATCTTAGCCTGTGTCAATGTAACTGTAGACTTAGGCATCGCTTTAGCTCTAATAGAATCAGGATCAGAATAGCGCAATACTTTCTGTAACTGAGTACTTGAAATAGCGCCTGCCTGTATAGCTTCCCATTCCCTATCAGTAAGCTTAATACGCACCTTCTTACCAGAGGCGCCTACTTGTGCACGAGCAGCCTCTATGGCAAGCTGTTTAGTCTTTTTATACAGCTTCTTGTCTTCCATTAGGGCCGGGTTATCGGCTACCTTGGCCTTAACTACGGAGTTAGCCAGGGCCATAGCCCTACGCTCCTTAGGGGCGTTCATATCGGCAGCCTTAATTTTCATATTTAGGGAGTCTACTTCTGCAGCATAGGTGGACTGGGCCTGCTTGTTTAGCTTTGAATTATCAGTAGCCAAGTATTCTTTTCGAGCTTCGTTAGCAAGGGCCTTCATTTTGTTACCATAGGAGGCATAAGCTTCCTCTTGTGGGGTACCGGATGAAAGTGTATGAAGATCTTTAGTCGCAAGCAATAGCTTCTGCTCTTGAGTAGCGAGAACTGTTTTGCCAGTCTTCTTATCTACATATGTACGCCCAGACAGTTTGTACTCTACCTCTCCGGTATCGGGGTTAATCTTACCGGATCCACGGGTCTCTGGAACACGAATGGTCTGGTTACGCCTAGACAAGAGGGTGGATGCACCAGTACTTTCATTACCATTCTCATTAATATGGAGCTGATACTTCTTCTTAAGCTCAGCAATACCGTTATCTTTCTCCGACTGCTTGTAGTCTAGCTTATGCTTCTCTGCATCAATGACTACCATGGAGTGTCGAACAGCACGTTCAAGTTCTTCTGGTTTTGCTCCAGCTAGCGTCATGTCAGTAATAAGATTAGAAACAATACCCATTTGCTTCTGCTTATACTCTTTTGACATGATCTTAACAGGAACACCAGCAGCATTAACCCTAACGGTCTTACCATTAACTACTTTCTCATCAGTGGCATAGGCAGTCTTGGGATCGAAACCAATAAGACCTTTCAAAGGCTTCTGATTTTTAATCTTAACACGACTGTTAGTAGGAATAACTACAACCTGATCACCATCAAAGTCAGCACCGGACAGCTGTTCTGCAACTTTAGGGTTAATACCAATAGCATCCACTGCATTAGGGTCAAGAATAGCTCGACATTTACGACTACGGTTGTTAACAGTTAGGATTGGGATCTCAAAGGTTCCACCATGAGGATAACGAACAAGTGCTACCTGCTCTCCATCCTTGTAAGTAGGGGCATACACTTCGGTATCCTTGAGATGAGTCATAGGAAGAATAACTTTGGTGCTCTCACGAGGCAATGCAGCAGCCTTAAGATGTGTTGCAGCAGAATCACACTCATTAGCAAAGTCCATAAGAAACTTTTTCTTGACTGTGTCATTAGTCAAGCTCTTAATTTCCTGGTATTCGGAAAGAGAACTATCATAACTGAGGTTCAATTGCTTCTTAATGAGCGACATAGGCTGCTTAGACAAGAACTGTGAAGACAGATTCTTGCTCATATCATCCCAGTCGCCCTCTTCTTTAAGCTTGTTGATCGCACTAAGCTTAGACTTACCAGATTTATCAGTGTAATATGACTGACCATCAGCCTTGATGGCTGCACCAAAAGGATTATCCGGGTCTTCGGTATGAATAGGTTTCAATACCTTGTTCTTAGGAACATCATGAGTCTTGTTAGTGTTAAACACAATGTCATAGCCATCCGGAATATCATCCGAATACATAGCCATGCCCTTAAGGTAGTGGGTTCCATCAACAAGAATACGAACCTGTGCATAGTGAGAGTTACCAAGACTCAGATCATCTACGCCACGACGAATCTCAATGACACCATCTTTTTCAACTCCTTTAGAGCCAAAAAGATCTTCATCACCATAATGAATCTTAACACGAGATCCATCAATAGATGAAGGATATTGAGTCTTGTTAAAGGTCAATCCACCATCAGTAGAATGGTAATTTCCTACTGAATCAATATCACCCATGTTCTGATAGGCATCCTTGTATTCTACGTCCTTATTCGCAAGAACTGATACAATGGTTTGCTTACCAGGATTAGTGACATTAGGAACACCGACACCATAAACATTGTAGCCACGAGTACGAAGAATAAACAAAGCTTCTTTAAGAGTGCCCTGAGACACTCCCAACTCGTGTTCAACACCAGCGCCGACATCAAGCATAGAATGCGATTTAAGGGCCTCTTCTAGCTTGTCAGCAGTAACACTAGCCCTATTCTTATTCGTGGCCGTATTCTCGTTTAGAAGGGCTCTAACAGACGAATCGTTGGCATATCCCATGATACTTGCGATCTCATCAAGAGTTTTACCCTGATGTCGAAGCGATTTTGCTCGTTCAGCATCCATTTGACGACGTTCATGAACAGCAACACGCTTCTGCAAACGAAGATCAGTGGTTGTCATACCAAGAGCTTCAGCGATCTCTTTCTCAGTACCATACTTCTTAGAAAGTTCATCTACACGAGAAAGGAAGTCGCCGCCACTTTGAAAAGGATTCTCTCCAGAACCCCAAGGATATCGACCAGAATGTCGCTTAGTTCCATAGTGAGTAAGCTCTTCTTCAATTTCATCAATCTCATCGATAACCATAAATTCAGTGTAGTCCTCAAGTTCCATTCTAGTCCTCCTCTCTTATTCCAGAAAGAATCTTATCAAATTTGACGATTTTGTCGCAAATATCCCTAATCTCAGCAGGATCGGGTTCATACTCAAAGATCTCATCATTCTGATAAATCCTCAAAATAATAGAGATCTCCGATGGCTTACGACGATACTCCAAACAATATAAAGCAGCATAAATCTCTAGCTGCTCCATATGTGCTGGAATCTTGCCAGTCTTCAAATCATGAATACGAAGAGTCTTAGTTTTCTCGTCAAAACGAATAGCATCGGCAGTTCCAAAAAAGTTCGAAGAGTAATATAGAATTACTTCAGGATCAAGCCGATAATTAATAGCATCGTTGACATAAGTATTCAAAGTCTTCTTAGAACGAGGAAGCTTTTGTCCAAGCGCGATAGCTTCAGCCGCAAACTCATGAAGTCTTGTTCCATACTCCTTGGCTTGCATACTCTCATAGATCTGAAGAAGCTTATCCTTGTCGTAGTTAATCCAGTGCCATTTGCTAGCTCCGAATGTGGCGTGCTTACCTTTTAGTTCGTAATGATTGTTGAAGCGCATCAAGTACCTCTTCCTTGTTCTCAGGATATATAAAACTACTGAAAGACATATGATTCATCTTATCAACATAATAATCTTGATTAGGTCGATGCTTAGCCTTGGCGCTACGCTTGCATTCCAATGTCGCCCACCTATGTCCATAAAGAACAATCAAATCAGGAATACCCTGAATTTGAGTAGGATCGGTCTTCATCACAATGCAACCCGGAAGACGTTTCTTCAAGTCTTTCTTGAGTTCTGCCTGAAACTTACTTTCCAGCTTGGTTGAGTTACTTGTCATGGATTCTCCTTTCACATGAAAAATACCTCAAAAAGAACATAGAAAGTATCCTAAATCGGGACACATTCTATCTCTCTCCATAAAAGAGTCTGTTTTTTTCGCGGAAGAATTACTAACACCCTGTAACTCTCAAACTACTCAAAACAGACTCTTCATTAACCAAGCGCTAGTCTACAACAACTTCCACTGATCTTGATGAACGCCTTCGAGATACCAAGAAAGAATGTAATGACTGTACGCAGTGGGCTTGCGTTGAAAATTCAAATATCGATAAATAGAATTCTCAGACAAACCAGTTCGCTCGGCAAGCTTCCTTCGAGAGATCTGACGAGCAAGCATACGACCTCCAAGCAACTCTGAAAAATTGCGAAGATACGTTTGCTCGCTCATCGGAAACAACGTAGACTCATACTGATCCATGAAATATGAATCGCTCTCAATCCAAAGACAAGTATGGTCATTGTAAGACCATCGATAACAATCATCGGTGTCGGTCCAAAGATCCATGCACTGATCGCCGACATACCTACAAAAGACGGCACTGTCTTTCAAATCGGGAAGACGATCAAAAATATCCTTTACAATACCGGTCATGGTAATACTGCTCTGCATTTTGCTAAAATCCTTTCAAAATTGCGAAAATTACATAAAAATTGCCAAAATATCAAAACGTTGACACCTGGTCCTTTTTACGTAATTGGGGGTATATATTACCTTATATATTATAATTTTTTTATCGTATTAGTATACATCAATTTACGTAAAAAGGACCAGGAGTCAACGTTTTTTTTGCCCAAAAAAGGGCCAAAAAGGACCAATTGGTCTCTTTTCACCAAATTTTGCCCAAAATCGCCAATTTTTCAGATGTTGACAGTTGGTCCTTTTTCACTTTTTGGCCTCTCCAACTCAAAAATCAAAAGTTGCCAATTGGTCCTACTTTTTGCCTAAAATTGGCCCACAAAGTTGCCCTCAGTGAAGTTTTTCTTCTGCTTCAACGCCTTCGCAATAGCCAAATCAATGGGCGCAGAACTCCTCAAATGATAGCAATACAAGTCTACAAACGGAGTGTTCAAGCGATTGATGCGTCCCGAAGCTTGCTGCATCACCTTATACGAATAGTTCTGAGAGAAGAAAATAATGGTGTCCGTAGTAATACAATTCCAGCCCTCACATCCAGCAGTGTACTGAACGAGATACACCCAGTCATCTCCAGTCGGAATAGGCTGATGCAAATGACCGTTCCATTGTGCTACCTCCAACCCTTCGATCCCATCAAACGCTTCAAGCAATGCATCAAGTTCATAGTCGAAGTTGTAGAATATGATAGACTTCCTTCTCTTCAATGCAATATCTACACATTTCTTAATTCGATCATCAGAACTATTAACCAACTTTCTCCAAGTGTAGCATAGCTCTGAGGCATTAACTATCGGCTCATCTGTGTATGGATTGATCCTGGTTTTACCCACAAGTTTGTATTCCTCTTTCGGCCATGTTACGTCGATAAGTTTATCATGCATGACAGTAGTTCTCTGCATTGGCATATCGACAAGTATCTTTCTTCGTAGTCGGATAAGGCGTCCTGTATTGATGTACCTGTCGATCTTGGGGTAAGTAGTGAACCGACTATAGATGACATGCGCTTGAATGAACTCGGTTTTGTTCCTGTAAAATCCGTTAGCCAAGAATACTGGAATGTAGTCAGACCAAGTATCTCCTGGGGTAGCGGAAAGAAGGATCCATCGATTGTGTTTCGCAATCCTAAGGAAAGCTTTAACCCATGCGCCACTACCGACAACTCTCTGTTCGTCAAATATGAAGAATGCATTCTGGATGTCTTTGTATTTAGCAATGTTGTTCCAGGAATCGATGACGACCTCTCGGAATATCTTAGATTCGACCTCACTTCCGACAAGCAAGTCTTTCCCCACATGATCTGTGAAGATATAGAACGGGATGAGTTCTTGGTCCCATTCATAGGTATCTCGTTTTCTTGCAGTTGTGATGATATACAACGGTATAGGGTGTTCCATTTCTTGAAACCCCTCGGAATCAGTAGCGTCAAGATTACCACCCATTTCTTTGTAATAATATGCTAAGGATGTACGACTCTTTCCAGTTCCAACACCCCCACACAATATGTTACCGTCTCGCAGATCATCGACTGCTTTTCTCTGCCATGGATATAATTCAATCATAAAGCCTCCAAATATAAAAGGAACAGCCGTAGCCGTTCCGAATCGTTACTAAACCTCGAATACGTAATCCTGCCAATCAATCCCGTTGTCAACAGATATCGTGTATTCCGTAACATGTCCAGTATCGTCTTTCTTAGTAGCTTTCATACAATAATCTGTATTGCTATTAATAAGATCTTTCTGAACCGCCTCGCGATATACACGATCCTCTGACATGAAATTATCATGAGCAACACTCTCACCATTTCCAGTTAGAATAAGCAATCCGAACAGTACAACCATTCCGATGACAACCATAATCTTTTTCATAATAAATCTCCTTTTCATAGATTACCTGTCATAATAGAGTATGCAATAGCGGCGAAAGATAAAAGGGAAAGCCTTTGTAGACTTCCCCATTAGAGTTAGAAGTTATGATCAGCATAATCTTTGCTGATATAGCTGTGAATCTCGTGACCGTCCGAAACACGCTTGTAGGTGCAAACGTATTGATCGCTATCAAGCACATCATCATGTTCGATGCCCTTGAACTTAAAGTTCGTAATAGGCTCTCCCTCGAGATATGCAGCAGCGTCCTCTACCTTTTCCTCTACAGACTTGCTCGGAGCTGTCTTCGCGATCTCAGTAGTCTCAACATTGTTATGGTTACCACAACCAGAAACACTAATGACGATAGCAAAAGCCATTCCCAAAGCGATAAAGAACTTCTTCATTTTAATCTTCCTTTCAACAAGAAGTCAATTTCCCTTCATAAAATATTATGCAAATTCTGCGCAAAAAGAATAGCCCTTGTAAGACCATTCTTTTAGATTCTCCTTTCTAAATAAGTTCATCCGCTTTAGCCTGTTTGTAAGCCTCAACGACAATCCAGTATTTAAGATTGAGTTCGAATGCGATACGATTGAAGTCCATATGCTGTTCTTCAAACATAAACACAACCGCGTTCATAATCTTAGCCTGATATGCCGGCGAATATTCACAAAGCCTGACCATAGTAGTCTCCTTAAGTAGAATTTATCCTTCATTAAAGAGCGTGTAGATATGGCGAAAAAAGAAGAGAGCCTGCATAAAGCAAACCCTCTTCAGGAAGTTAGTTAGTCTTTTTCGAGACTTCTTTTACCGTGTTAACGACCTCAGTCATACACTCTAAATATCCGACGGCTTTCGCTGCATTAATTGCCTGTTCGTCTATAGTGCTTGTATACTTTCCAATAGTATGTCCAACAACAAACGATCCTACGCAAAAAGCTGCAATCGTAGCCCAACCAGCAATAGTGTTGACGGTTTCTTCGTTCACGTTAATCATAATAATTCTCCTTTCGATATGATTAACTACCTTCATTAAAGAGTGTGTAGAACATGCGTAAGTTCATCAATACGACCTTTTAGAGCGTTTGCATAGGCCTTGTGCTGTGCGTATCGTATGCTTATGACGTTACTGTCACACAAAGGCTTTTCTTTTTCTGCAATATCCAGAAGCTCTTTTCTCGCGTCTTCATACATTGCGATGAGCGATTGAACTTCTTGCTTTGTTAAAGTAAAATGATCCGAGTGATCCATCATGACTCCCAAAATATAGAGCCGTTGATTTCTCAGCGACCCTATATCATCTACAGATTGTTCAACTTTCGATTGAACCAAAACTTAATATTTTCACCAGTACGATCCGTAGTTCTCTTGAAATCAGGATTAGTGTTATAGGCGATCAAGCAACTGGCACCAACACCAATAGCCTGAAGACCGATCTTAATCCACTGCCTGATCTCTCGACTCGTTTCGATCTGACGATAGTTCATTTCGTTCTCCTTTCTTTGAACCATCCGTTTCATAATATAGCTTGTCTAGTTTGCGAGAATATACTATGAAACTGACATAGCATCCGATACAAAAGCCAATTGCAATTCCGAGAATATAGAAGTAAGTGTAACTATTCACTTTCTGTCGCGCTCCTTGAAGTGAATAGGCTTTTCAGAGTGATAGTTGACCGGTTGCTCGAGACATTCCCAGCAAGGAGCCTCATTTTCATCTCTTGCTTTACACTCACATTTCTTACAGTATTTCTCGAAGTCTACAAACTTCATTCCAATTTTATCCAATTTCATCAATCCCTTTTTCGCGTAGAATTGGTACCCAATAATCGTCATATCGCTTTTCGAGTTCATTCATCTTTTTCTCGATTGAATAAAATTCCTCACGCTTGCGATCACGTGACTCCTTATCGGTATCAATAATTATAGATCTGAATAGTTTATCGCGTTCTGCAGCTAATGCTTCATACGTGCATATATGTCCTTTAAGAACATATGCAATTTCTTCCAAAGTTAAGTCGCACATGATTATCCCCTTTCAATGTAAAAGAGAAGAGCCTTTGCAGACTCAACTCTTTTTTGAAGACTACTTCTTAATCATCGATTTGACAGTTTCTTCAGAAACATAAGATTTATCGTTTTCTCTTTTCCTTAATCCAGCCTCCAGACCGTCTTTAAAGGCCTGTTTTATCTTTTCGTCACTATCATCAGTGATAGACTTAAAGATGACAAATAAGCCCATTACAGACATCGCTACAGCTACAATACCAAAGCAAAATCCGATAACATTACTCCCCATACAACTCCTTTCAATGGAAGTAGTCCTTCATTAAAGGAGCTGCACTATTCGCGGGAGTTCTCTTTCTTCTCCATGTCGTCGAGAATATGTTTCCAGTGATAATACCTTTTAAAATATTTATTAGACTTATAAAAATGCATATACAACTCATGTTCTTTTTCTGGATCATATTCATCACAATGCGTGGCTATTTCATTGTGCGAAGCTAAATATTTTTCTTGCTCATCCTGATACTTCCACCAGAAAAATTCGCAGATCTCTTCTACATCAGAAATAGAGAGTTCGACTTTCATTATTAGCTCCTTTTAATCGCTTCAATACGTTTCATATATTTAAGCATAGAATTCCAATAATAATATTGAGTTGAACATTCGTTACGAATATTATCTAGCTTTCGCAATTCTTGTCTTTTAGACTTTCTTTTTTCTTCAGAATAACTATCCCTTGGCTCTGCTTCTATATCCTGACGTTTTTCAGTAGCTTCATTATATACGACAGATAAGAATTCTATAAGCGATTCCACTCTGTCAATGCTAACTTTAACTTCAATTTCCACAAACATATCCCTTAGATACACGCGTCCAATAATAAGCGCTGCTTAATTCTTCGGTCTTGTTATACGTGTCAACATGAGCTTTATATAGCAGGTTCCTAAGCTTATGTACTTCGGGTACAGAAAGGGTAACTATCATTTCCGATTCTCCTTTCAAACGTAAAAGAAAGAGTCCATGCAATAAGCACAGACCCTTTCTTCAGTTATTCTTCAATCAGAACTGCGTCGACATGAATAACATTCTCACGTTCTGCTATCTTGCCCCATTCATATCCGCTGGTAAAAGCGTCATTGAGCTCTTCCTCGTGCTTATAACGACGAATGTCAATGATCTGCTTAATACCGAGATAGATACAAACGATGCTAGCGATAGCACAAATGATCATAGTTTCCATTATTTACTCCTTTTCTAATTGAGGATTATCCCTCATTAGATACGGTGTAAATTTCGCGCAAGTTTACTCGAAAGGAACCTCAAAATCATCATTGCGATTAGAATAACGCTCTGCAAACGGATTATCGTTAACGACCGCCCACATCTGCTTCAAATATGCAGTGATTCCATCGCCAGACCCCATGTTGGAGTTACTCCAATAATAAGGATGAATGACCAGATCACATGCATTTACCTCACGAGCACGGAACTTTGCATCAAGATCTGCCATGTTCTGAGCACCGAGGAGAATATCATTCTTGGAATTGATCATATGGATCTCAGGATCCTGTCGAACGGTGGCGCCATCAACACGGAACTTTGCCTTGACGGTAAGATAATAATAAGGATCGTAATCGTCATTCTTAGGAGTATAAATCTTAATATTCCAACCATCATCAGCAAGCGACTTAGCAAAATCATCGTCATTAAACTTCAAACGGAAGTTACGAGCCCCCTGGTTATTAAAACCCTCAGCACGACCCTCAAGGTTACAGAATAGGATCTCAAAGTCAACAAGCTCATGGTCGAGAATAAGATCAGAAGTAGTAAACTTAGCCATAATAAAAAACCTTTCGAAATAAATTAATTAATTCTTAGCAGCTTTAAGGACAAAGCGCAGCAACAGACAGCACAACCACAGTCCAGTACCAATAAGGAAATCAAATGTGAAATGGAAGCACATGCAAATGAGCCATACAACAAAGTTGAAAATAACCCAGCTTCCACCAAATGAAATAATCAGAGCCAGCAACACTGCCAGAAATGATGTGATCATATCTTTAACATTATCGTCCATTATTAATCTCCAATCGCAGTAAATGCAGTAAAGTCCCCATATTCTTCAATGGAGTCGACAGCTTCATTAGCGAGTCTGTCGAAATATGAATAATCTATTGACGCCTGTTTTGACGTCGCTTGCACCGTTTCCGCTTCGAGCCAACGATAGGGTACGCGTTGTGAAGCGACCATGCCCGGTTTAAGAGTTCCTCCAACGGAAAGATATCGACCATCTTTCTCACGGACGAGCACGCCTCCTCCATCTCCTTCCCGAATTGGGCAAAAGCTTCCGACGCGTCCAACAAAACAGTAATTGTGCCCTTTCTCAATTCCTTCAATGAGCTCGGCAGTGGACATTTCAGGGAATCGCAGTCGTTTTGGTTTACTGTCTCCATGCTTATCATTCCATTCCCTATTGGCAAGTTCTGTCTCATACGCAGTTACATCTGGAAGATCCTCGTTCATATCCAAGTAAATAGAAGTTGTAACAGACTTGGTTACACAAAGATCCTTGAACTCAATATCCTCGTGTGAGAACAGTTTCTTAAATACATAAGGAACTGCGAACTGAGCGCCAGTCACTGTCCAGCTAGGACCATGCTTCTGATTGTCACCGGGAATATGATCGAAACGTTTCTTGCACGTGATTGGATCATGGTAGTACGCAATGTAGTCAGCGTCGTTAATCTGACAGATACGATCGTAATATGCCTCGAAGTCAAACTTATAGCCGTACTGCTTAGCATAATCAATGCAGAAATCAACAATACTCTTGGTTGCGTTTGCAATCTTAATGGAATCGGTCTTAATTGCAACAATCTTGTAGCCTCGTGCAAGAACCTCATCGTGAAGATTCTGCATAAACAATGCACCACGAAGAGCAACAATGTTATTCTTGTTACGAGGATCACGCATCGGGTTGTCAAACGAAGCAGCAGTAAGACCATATACCGAGTTGATTGCAATCTTCAGAGCATAAGCCAATGAACTAGCCTGATCAGGATCATCCAAATATTTAGCAAGTCGACCGTCGAACAGATTCTTTGCTCGGTCGTAATCACCGTGCTTGATTGCCAAACGAGCATCAAGAATCGCTTTGAAGTTCTTGGTGTGCTTACCGAAAATATTCATTTCAATGGCGGAATGCGGGTGCAGGCTCTCAACATCGAGCAATGCTACATCGTAATAAATTCCCGGATAGGATTTGATGTTTCCACCCTTGCCGACGTCTTCTCCTCGATACATGTTGTGATACTTTTTGTCTTTGTCAGAATATACAAACTCATATCCCTCGAATTTGTTCGAGTCTTTGTGAGTACCATCAGTCGAATCGCCTGTTGCAAGATCCGTGTATACCAAATCAGGATGACGCTCTTTACCAAAGATGATCTTGGTAGTTAGACTATTAGTAGTATCATTCGTCGTACCGCCGGCAATCTCAGCCAGAATCTCTCGAGCCACAAAGTCGGACTTTCGAGCATTGAATACTGCCTCAGTAGCGAGAACATCGTCATCACAATACTCTGCGACAGTGGTCCACATGTCTTCCGGAACTTCTTGATCCCAAGGCAATCCAAGCTCGTGATGGTGAATTCCTAGTTCGATCTCCCATTTCTTAAGACTTTGCTTCTTACTACAGAAGTCGTAAACGTCTGTGTATGAGAGATTATAGGCTTCACCGAACATTGCGTCTCGGTTGCCGTTAATGATCTGTTGAGAACGGTGGAAGATCTCAATATTGGACTCTCCGATAAGACGTGCATAAATAAGATGGTTGTCGTATCGACGGTTATTGAATCCTACGAGCTTGTTCTGAACGAGATTCTCAATATCAGAAGGTGTCGGGTTGATCATTCGAACAACCTTTGAATCCTCACCCTCAAATTTCCAGTTAACAAGGAAGAGGTTGGGAAATACCTCGATATCGTAGAACACAAGCTTAGATCCGGTGTCTGCCAAAATCTCTCGAGTTTCCTCGGATTTGAATTTCATTTCGGCAATACGATCGAGACAATATGGAGCATGGTGAGTACTATTTGCACCAAAGCTCAGCACAGCATTTCGCATATCGCTAACATCATACTTTAGACCGGAATCGTATGCGTCATCCAAAATCTTTTTAATGAAATCAATACTAGGTTTTGTTCCAGGGTGGTACTCCTTATTCAGATTGCGCATTATAAGGGTTCGAATACCCTTTTCTGACTGCACTCCATCAAAGTCAATCACCTTCGTATCTCCTCTCAAGGGCAACCCAGATGAAATATGAGCTATCGGAACATTGTTGCATTTTGTAAGCTTACGTCGCAGAGAGCTTTTACCCGCGAACACCTTGATTTCGATGTGATCATCATAGATTCGGCTAAGCTTAGAGGCATCCCCATCATAAATATAATGAAGGTGAATACCATTCCCGCTTTTACTGAACTCCGCATAAGTTTTAGGCCATTTGCTAGCCTCTTTGAGATTGAGTTCAGCATCCTTTTCGCCGTTCGATGAAATATCAAAATCGATTACGATGTGATTCTCAGGCACTCGTACATAATGAAGCTTCGTTGTATCGAGTTCACCAAGTTTTGTAGAGACTTTATCCCAAGCTTGCTTAGGCGTTCCGTCCTCTTTAGCATATTGAGCGATACAGTCCGAGTAATCTGTATCAAATATACTCTTGTCGGATGACAGATTCATCCACTGAGGCAAAGTCTCTTTCTCAACTTGCTTATCTAGTTTCTTAAGCTCTGGTACCTTGAACTTAGAATATAGAAAGCCTCGATACTGTCCCTCAACAATACGACCGTTTACTTCCCCTAGTTCTACAAAATCAGAGAAGTAATTCTTAAGCTCCTCTTTGAACACTCGTCTGGAGAACGGATACTGGATCTTTGCATCGTCGCAGAAAGTCTTATACTTCTCCCAGGCGATGTTCAGACTGACAGCATCCTCTCGTTTGAACTCTGTATAATTGGACACCATGAATGTGTAGAAGTCATTCGTTGCGCCAATCATGCTCATCGGAATGTAGTTGTCATAGTAATTCGGATCTTCCAAATATACGTCACGACAATGACACGCGATTGCTCCGAGTTCAAACTTTACTTGAGCAGTCAAAGTGCGATACTCACTTGGTTTGATTTTCTCTCCGGTCGGTGATACATCAATAAGCCTTCGGATAATACCTGACTTAGCATCTGTGATCTTTACAGGCTTGTTAGTGCCCATAAATAAGAAGCTCTTGAAGTGATTGGCGTATGCTGTTTTGAACTTCTCATTCACCATCATCGTCTCATGTGAAACAAGACTGTTAAGACGAGTGTTATCTTCAATTCGACTAAGATCACCATCGTGTTGGATCGCAACAAGAGGATTAGACTTAAATGCCTCAAGGGCAAACGAGTTATTTGCAGACCCAAGAGCTCGAGCGTCAAAGACAGAATAATATCCCTCAAACAATTGCTGAATGATATTAAGAACAGTCGACTTACCAGTACCAGCAGAACCATACAGTACTAGGAACTTTTGAATATGTTTCGAATCACCAGTTACGATTGATCCGATAGCCCATTCAATCTTATGTCGTTCCTCTGGAGAATATAGTGTAGACATGATCTTGTCATACGATGGGCACTCTCCTGGAGTCAGAGGGTATGGAAGCTTCCTACTTGCATAGTCTTCTTTCTTTGGATCATCATTGGCAAATATAAGCTTTTCATCCAAAGTTACATAGTTGTCCCTTAGCTGTCGTTGACAGTACTTATGCCATTTATCAATGAAGCCACTATCAGAATCCCAAATATAATTCGTACGTACAACTGCATTATAAGATTCTTTATGCTCGTTGTAATATGTACGAGTCATATCATCAATTAAAGATATCGCACGTTGCTCGTCAGTTGACCAAAATCCAGTAGACTCATCATATATAGCATAGAAATCACTACCACGAATCATAAGATCCGTACTCTTATTGATGAGAAACTTCGGAGATATCTCAACAGTATCTTTCTTGGGATTACGCTCGATAATTTTAACGAAATCCAACATTACATGCAATACCCCCTTTCGTTGTTATTCTAAAGGACTTCGCTTAGATGCCAACACATTTGATACCACAGCTCTGTCTGATTCATCGGAGCCTTCGGATATTGAACATTAAACGCACATCCGATAAGAGAATGATCGTCATAATCACGATTCAGAAAAAGATCAATAACATAATTAACCTCTTCATCATCGTATTGGCCATCATCGTACTTACCGAGACCCATGTTAACGATCATTTCCCAGAACCATTGTCCTGTTCGATCTCCGAATTCATCATCGCTAGCAATTGAGTTTTCACAACGCTTTGCTAGAGCGATAAGGACCTCAAGAACAGAGCAACCGGAAGCATTAGGCATACATGGGATTTCCGGATAGAGATTCTGAAAAGTAGAACGTAGCTCTAGACCGTCGATCGCCCTGTTCTCGTCTCGAGGAATAAACCAGATAAATTTACGATTAAGTAGTGTGTTAAAAAGCTTGTGGTATGAAACATGATTGGAATATGTATCATCACAGACTAGATCATATAGCCACTCCAAGTATTCGTTTTTGATCTTACGCATAAATATCACTAATCCTCAACCGGGATACCGGGATAATCGTAAGACATGGGAACGATCTCGTAGTAGGCTTTTAGACGATCATTGCGTACATATAGTGTGGCATCTGGGTTTTCGCACATGTAAGGAAGAGCCATCGGTCCGACAGTGTCTTCCATGTTCTCAAGCGGAATATCCCAATCATCAGTAATAAGCTGAGAATCAAGATAGAACCGAAGCTCGATCTCAGAGTAATCAGTATCAATACCGTACTCATTACTTGGGATAATCTCAGGCTTCGCATCTACGTTCTCATCGTCGAAAATATGAACCTCTTTAACCGAGTCGGGCTCATTAGATTTAGTCAAATACCCATTGGCGTATTTAGTATAGTCAACAAAATCTTTATTATTTTCGATGGACTTATACTTCTCGTCGCTTACTGTAATATCTTCGCCAGTATTTGCATCAGATTCTGAAAGGCTAGAATCATTATCATCCATTCCAGAAGGATCATGTCCCTCCTGCTCATCTTCCACCCATTCCAATCCGAGGTAACGAGTGGCCACCCAATATGTGGCAGCCACTCCAGATGCAAAACCGGCTACGAATACAAGACTGCTCTTAACAAAATTATTCATAGCCTCTCACCTTTACTTGTAATAAAGCATTCCGTCGGGATTAAACTCCAGCAACAGATCACCATCTTCGTTCGTGATAAACTCAGCCTCAAGCTCGGTATTATAAGAGTTGCAAGTAATATACTTCTCTACATCCTTGCTGGGAGTCCAACCGAGCATATGAGCATCCTGGCGATATCCATCTACAGGAATGCCGAGCGCCTTGTAAATATCATCAAGCCACACATGCTCTCCACGGGACAGACGACCGTTAAACCATGCAATTTGAGCCTTAACGAACGTGGTATTGAGATCCTTGTTAGATTGCCAATTAGGATTAACAATCACAGTGCCATCAGAAAGCTCATACTGACGTTTATACCAAATATTAGTAGCACTCGCAGCACTCTCAGTAACAGTTGCCTTGGTCTTTACTACCTCACCAGTTTCCTCGTCAACTTGCTCGACTTCGACCTCTTTCGTGGTGAGACCGTAGCGCATCTTCTTATCGACTTCGTCACCATACTCATCAATAACACGGGTACGATAGTCAGAGAATGTTGCATCGAGAGCGGAATATGCAGCAGCAAGACTGAATGCTCGACGACGCATGATTGCATTAGAACCGATTAAACAACCGGCAGACGCCATGGCAAGCGTAACCGCAGGAGCATAGTTACGAGCGATGTTGAGGCCTGTATGAATATAAATTTCATGCTTCTTCTTACGACGCTCCTCCTCCATTAGAGAATCATCGTTCTCAACCTCGTCAATCTCACATACAGCGTTCGTAACATCAACACCAGTATTGAGTGTGCCGATTACAGTATATACAAGAGATCCAATAAGCGTGGCAATACCAGCACCTACAAGAATCTCAGGACTATTCTTCTTAATATAGAATTTAACATTTGCCATCTTAACAATGGCGTTTTCCTTAAATGACATAAAATATCTCCTTAATCGAGAGGCATGGAACGAGGAAGCTTAAGTGTGTACCCATCACGGGTCCGTTCTACTCGAGCATCATCCAAGTTCATCCAGCCGTATTTGTTCGCTGTGTACGGTGCAGTCTTCTCACAAATCTCATAGAGAGCTTGCACGCTTACGACTCCAAAGTTATCGCATGCTTCGCGAAGGTGCTCAAGAGCAGTATCGGCATCAGATTTTCGCTCAAATATAAATCCGTCTTCTGGTCGTTGACGTACTTTCTGTACGTGACTTGTCGGGCGCCCCATACGATTGTAATTACTAATTGATGAATATGGAATTCGATTAACTCCATTTGAAACAGAAGGCTGGTCAGATTCTCCGTAAATAAGAGTTTGCGACACAGAAGTTACAACATTAAACAGAAGATCTCGTCCAGCCGGAATAATCAAATCAGTAATAGCATTTGCAATCGCGTCTGTAATACTCCCTTGAATAACAGACTTACCCAAAGAGTTCATCTTGCTTTTCTTAAGCGTGACCTTACCCTTTGGAGCAGTATAGTCAACCTTCTTCGTGTCTTGACTCACGTCTTTCTTTACTAGCGAATCAGCCGTAGAATATTCTTTGATTTCAACAGGCATCTATGCTCCATTCTTAGATAAAAAGAGAAGATAATCTGTTTAGATTATCCCCTCTTCGAAGTTGACCTTATTTGGTCTTCTCATCTTCCACGTCGTCAATAACGACATGATCGTTTGATTCTTCCGAATCCTCAGACTTCTTCGTCTTGAGCTTCGTCAGACCTTCATCAATCTTACCCTTGACGAAGTGAGCGCCCTTCTTGACGCCCTTGATAAGCTTCGGTCCACCGACAATCACCGCAGTGGCGATGCCAGCACCGAGCATTACCGCAGGCACCACAGAATTGCTCTCGCCCTCGTAGGGTTCGATATCCGTAATTTCCTCAGTAGTCTCAATCGGAGTCTCGTCCATGGTCTCAGTAGTCTCAACAACCTCAGTGTCCATTATTTTCTCCTTTTCTGACTCGAAGATTCCTTTTGAATCTCCTTCATTAAATGGTTTGCAAAATATGCGGAAGATTAACCCCAAACTTCATAATTCTGCTTCGGATACCGTTCGAAATCAACATACATGCAACGTACGCCGTCATCATTAACAAGATTGTCAAGAGTTAATGAAATATGACTGCACTCTGGATAAGACCAATCGAAATTATACCCGATTTTAATAGGAGAAATACCAAGATTAATGTAATAGGCATTAAGTGATACTGAACCTTGTTCATACAACGTTTCATTTGTTTTGTTTAAAGCTCGATTGATCCGTTCAAGGTTCGAGTAGAAATATCGCCCTGTGAATACGTCTTGGCAACGATACACTTCATCCTTGTATCCTACTCCGCCGTTGGAAAATGCATTCAGAACAGCTTTACAAGAAATAAGCATTTCATTCAGAACATACTTCACATCTGCATTCGGAGCACTCGCTACAAATTTCTTTAGATCAGAAATATAGTCATCTACGATTTCTCCAGCTGTAAATGGCATACGATCTTTGATAGCGGCAGGAATATTGAGCTCTTCTTCCAAAAGCTTTCCCTCAATTTCCTCCGCCGCAAATTTTCGATATGAGATTCGTTTGTCTTCTGACAAAGAACCAAATATCGGAGTATTGTCTAGATCAGATATATACTCATGGATTAAAGATAGTTCCTTTTCGAACATCAACAGCTCCTCAAAATATAAAGGAAGAGCCGTTGACCGACCCTTCCTTTAATCTAGTTCTGGTGCTCTTCAAGAGCTTTAGTTACTTGCTCTTTGACTTTCTCATCGAGCTGCTTTTGCGCGATGATTCCGCTGCCAATTTGAGCAACGAGACCAAGCACCGTAAATACAGCCGAAGCAAGTCCAAGAAGCTTTCCTCCTTCATTCATGAAAGCACCTCCTTTCACTAAAGACCTTGCTAAAGCTGCGTATAAGTTGTAATAGGCTCAGTGTTGTAATTAAGAACGATACACGGACTATCGTTGTCAGCTACCTGAGCTGAGAAATATACATTCAGTTTATGATCCGTATTCCATCCACAATTGTCACCGCATTTGATTTCAGGGAGATTAAGGAGGAAATAGAAATCGTTTAGACTTGCGCACATATCCTGAATGCACTCAGAGTTGATCTCATTCACAGCACGCTCGATCTTAGGAATAGACGATTTGAAATATCGACCGGACCACGTGTCATAGCACAGCGTGTCTCCGTTGTCGACCACAACCTCAGAATTGGAGAGTGGATCATCGTTGATCTTCTTCTCAGAAATACGGTCAACGATTTCGTGCTCTTTCTTTTCTCCGAGTTTCTTTACGACTTCGTTCTTGTAGGTATTGAACTCGTTGGACGTTACCGCATAAAGTGTAGCCAGTGCTGCGTTACGTTTCGTGTTAATCGACTGAGCACCAACGAAACATGCGATAGACATACCACCGATAGCAATTGACGGAATATAATACTTGATTCCGGTTGCAATAGTCTTAGGCGTTCCTAGAGCTTCTTTAGCATCTACGAAGTCCAAGCCCTCAGTCTGAAGTTCGTTCTCCGCTTTCTCTACAACAGCATCCATTGCTTCGGGAGTCTTTTCGACGGCTTTAACAACCGCACAAATAACTCCCGCAATTCCGATTCCAGTAAGTACTGCTGGTGAATTATCATTAAGATACTTCACACCTTTCTTTACGAAATCGTTTACACAAGACAAGTTCATGTTAATCCTTTCAAAATAGGCCGAACTTAAGAGGAATTGTACTCCTCCATAATAGGGTCTGCAAAATATGCGGTTAGTCAGCTACATCATTATAAGCTTCATGCATAAGGACGTCAAGCTTGTACTTTTTGACAAGGACCATCGTTCCTGGTTCATCGATAGGAATACGAGTGTTCTTCTTTGTGGCGATAGATGCCCAGTATTTATTCTTTTCTGCATTCCATCCTACGAGCTTTTTGAACGGTGGCTCATTGATAGTCGCAAGCATGCCGATAACTTTTGAACTGTTATACGACTCGAATAATGGTGAAATCGATACAACTGGCTCGTCCATTTATTCCTCTTCCTGAGTAAGAGACATGAAGAACTCGAGAGAACTCATGTCTGATTTAACGATCTGAATAACCTGCGGGAGATCAAGATCATCAACTGTAAAGAAATGTCCTTCTGGGATCAAAATATACATAGCCTTACCGTTGACAAAATCGTCATGATTTTCCATACGATCGATCAACTCTTTTGATTTACCTTCCAGTACAGTTTTATCTCCTAGCAGCTTCCGGTCCTTTGAAAAATAGATGAACGATCCACTACGAGGATACTCTTCCCAATATTCGTGATCTACAATAATCGTGCGCATTCGTTACTCCTTAAAAACTGGTGGCCATGCTTTCTTCTTTATCGATCAGTCCTTTAATATACGGAATCTTGCTCTCTATTTCGGACAACGCTTCGCTAAAATCGTTCATATCGGCTTCAATCTTATCTAAATTAGTATATGCCTTTAAGAAATCCTTTCCTACACGCATCCCGAGACTGGTCTCAGTTGATCGAATGTCTTTTAAGTTTTCAATACGCTTTTTCAATTCAAGTTGGTCTTTCATATAAGTCGATAGAAGTATATTCAAATCGCGAAGATCCAAATTAGCAGAAGCCATTAAAAATCACTCTTCTCTCACGAGTTCATTGCATAGACGACTAAATATCTTCTAATGAACAGTCACCACAACATGGTGAATAAACATCGATGGATCGAAAAGTAAACCGTAGATTAGAATTCCAAGCAGTACAATAATGAGCAGAGCAGCAAGAATCCCAATGGCCCATAGCAAAACTTCACCGATCATCTCTGGGATCATATAGCGCTTCATATGATTAGTCTCCATTCTTTGAAGAAAATACGCTACGAAGCAGAGCCATGATAAGCCAAATTATCGTGGCAACGTAAATGTTAAACTCGATCGCAACGCCGGCCATATTGAGTAACCAGACAATGCCCCAAAGAATACCGACAGTAATCCCCCAAGAGAATGCCCAGCCGATTATCAAACCAGCAATAATGACAATAATTGCAAGCATTAAAAACCTTTCTACTTAGAATCCTTGACCTTAGCCTCAGAGACAAGTTTGTTGATATAGCGGTTCGCGGCAGAGGTCGATCCGAGAATGCGCTTCATAATCGCGTACATGATAGCCAGATTCTTGTTATCAGGATCATCCATCTTACGCTTTACGACTGTCTTATTGCCGTCTTCCCAGAACACGATAGTCGCTGGTCCGTTAAAGATAACATGGTCAACATCAGGTGGATTTTTGCCATAAGCGGTCCTATAAAAATTAGCAAAACCGTTTGACAAATTTTCCATCAGCTTGTCCATTTTAGCGACGGCCATTAAAAATCACTCTCCTTCAATTTATAGTAGTCTTTAATGGTTTTGCATTTGGCTAGCATTTGATCCATCCTAGAATACCAATGACGCTTCTTGAGATCCTCTTCACCGTTCTTCTCCTTATAACGAGTCTGGTATTTAATAATGTTGCCCTGACAGAACTGTCGAGCACCATCGATTCCGAGAGATTCGACAATAATATCAAAAGACTCGAACGGTCCAACCATCTCGTAATGATTCGGGTGGTTTACGGGATCTGTATCATTACCCGTTTCGCGAAGATCGAAACTTCTCACCGATTTTGATTCGTATTTATTAATAACATCGTATGTTTGACCGTCATATTTAACGGTTACTTTCACAGGATCTTTAACAAACTCAACATCGCAAGATCCAACACAGTTGTTCTTGAGATCCTCTTCTTTATCAGTAAGCTTTTTACAAAGATATTCGGTTTTCCATTTTTTGTCTGAACGTACTGTATCAAAAATGGTAGTTCGAACGTTTGCCAACTGATAAGTGCATTTCAAATGACTTGGATTTCCATGATGCTCAATTTTATCGATTCGTTTAAACGTGAATTCAAGATTAGGCGCTGGCGAAAGATTCGTTACCGTGAAATAATTGGTGATGGGTTCAAGATCAGAATCAATGACAAAAGTTAGCAAATTATTTTTATTATCGATCGATTTAATTTGCGGACCTTTATGATAGTCCCATAGTAGGAATTGTTCAAACGCATAAGCACACTCGTTAATAAAATATGGCTTATAACGGATAGCTATATCTTGAAACATAAACGAAGATGCTTCGTAAAATGCAATATTGGAATAGTGCACAGTATAGAAGTTAGATGTGCTACATGGTTTCTCTATATGTTTGTCTGCTTTCGTATATTGATCGGGAAGCCGAATTCCATAACGATTTGAACGATTGAAATCGAGGGTGTACATTTCTGTAGAAATATCCCGTGTAGGAATGTTTTTGTTACCATGATAACATGCTATAAAACCTATTTCTCCGGCATACGGATCGGCCCATGCTGAATTAACCGAATAATCATGTTCTTTAAACCAGTTAATTCTATCTTTCTTGAATTCGTCAAGTAGAATTTTGTTAATCATTTTTTATTATCCTTTCTGATGCGTTCTACCCAAGTACCGTTTTCATACTCGAAATGCTTTGCATGAGTAATATCGGTTGTGTAATAACATAACAGTTTATCATGGCAAGCACTACATCGTCTGTCGCATTCATACAACACTTTATCATTCTTTGGGTCTTCAGTAATTTCTCCAATATACGTGTAATTAAAGGTTATTTCTGGAAACATGTCATCCGCATAGACCTTAGAATGACTAGGATCAACTCGGAATATAAAAGTTCGTCTTTCTTCATTCTCGATTATCGAAACTCGTTTCACAGGATCATAGTTGATTCGACCTACAAATGTGATTGAGAAACCCGAGGGATTGCTATAAAAAGGCTCGATGCATTTAACTCGACAATCATTCTCTACACAGGTATTTAGAATTTGAAGCATGCATTTATTTATGGTTTTTTGGTCTGATTTAGCACTCATTCGTATTCTCCTTCATAAACGGTTCGGTAAGACATACAATGTTTTTAACAAGACAATCGTCCAACGTGCGATATAGTTTGTTGGTTTGCCCAACTGTAAGTACGTCCAACACACGTTTATCGATAACCATTGATTTACTCAAGGTTACTGATGATGTGATTATATAGGTGTTCGTGTCTTCGTTATATGTGTCTAATTTGTGTGCAATACGATTAAGCAATTCTCCATTAGGCATCATTTTTATTCTCCTCAATCCTCGCAATCATCTTGTCCAGACGCTCGTTAATAACGTCATAATCCATAAGGGAATTAGGAACATCATAATGAGCCGCCTGCAAAAGAAATACGCAAGTTATAACATCCATTATCTCGTTGTTAAGATCTACTTCGCAGTTTTTAATGTTGTACTTGTTTTTATCGGCCGGATAAACTTTATCATTGCAAGACTCTGATACTCGAATAAGCTTCATAGCTGCTTTAGTTACTTCCGAAGCCTCTTCCGATAATAACTCCAAGCAACCTCTTGGATCAATGTGTTCATGTAATTTACGAACTTTACATTGAATATTGGAATTCTCGATAATACCCATTAGAACTCCTTAAGCATCTTTATGAATTACCTTTTCTTCTGGCATCGGTTCACCTAAAAAACCAGTAATAAGTTCCGAATAAGGAAGTGTCTTAATCCAATCGCAGAAATCGTGCCACTCATCGAGTTTATGATTCTTTCGAGAGTTGTACATGTTAGCTAGAACCTCATAGTTCATCATAACCGTGCGCTTCTGATTATAAGAACTAGGCAGAAGCTGAATCATTTGCCACCAGTATGTTTTATTTTTAGTTTGTAAATATAGTTCACGGTTTTGATTAAGAGCATCGACAATTCCATTTAGCAAAGTCGTAGGATTAACCATCCCTGTAAAAGTTTCGCATAAAATATGTTCCTGACTAAAATCATCAGTAGTAAACTCTTTAGTATGAATCTTATGCATTGTGCTGCAAGAATTCTCTACAGTGCCGACCTTGTAAGTATCAAATTCCTTCCACCAATATAGTGGAGCAGTAATATCGCAATACACTACAATCATGCGCATAAATTTGCGATGATCCGTTCCGGCGTTGCAAAGACGCGTCATAAGGTCTAGATCGTTAGGTCCTACCAAATTCATCACGATTCGACCACATGCTATGACCATAGGCTCGAACAATATGAATGTCCATGTCACCTTCTGAACCAGTCACCTTTGGAAGATGATTGATTACCGTTTGCAAAATATAATCCTTCTCAGCCTGAGTTCGTCCTGGGGCACCGAGTTCGATCAAGCCTTGTACATAAGTCCACATAGAGATTAGAGACCTTCTTCCTTAAGAATCTCAGCAACTTTTTCGTCCAAACCCATAAAGCTAGCAATATTAAACGCTCGTCCAGGCTCTAATCCGATAGTCCCACCATCAAAAGGAGCTTCCGCAAACCACCGCTGATCTTTTACTGCATAAAGTAAAGTTACTGATTCGCCCGAAGCAGAATTCTCATAGACTTTGTAGTTATTTAGTATGAAATTAATGCCTGAGAGATTTCCATCTCGATCATAGAATTTATTAACGGTATAGTTAGAACAGCTCCAATTATCAGCCATAATTAAGACTCCTTACGAGATTCGAATTCTTCAATCAATTCAGCAGCATCGCGCATTGACATGCCATCATAATACGTACAAAAGTCGCGAGCTCCATTTATACCTTTAAGCTGATAGAATCGTCTCACATTATCAAGTGAAGCTTCATACATAGCTTTTAGATGCTCTAGTCGAGAATTCATTTCAGTTATAGAAGAACCTGCTTTAATTATTGACCCTCTGTGTGAATTTCCATAAAACTCAATTTTTGCCATAGCAATTTGTAATTCATAGTCATTAATGAGCATTTTTAGCTCATTTGGCGTAATATCAATTTTCATGGTTATCTCCTTTACCATTTACGCCATAAATAGAATTTAGTTTCTTCTTAAGTTCATTACACTTGTCAAGTTCGTCTTGTAACTCGAGGATGCGAGTCTCTAGCTCTTTAATTTTTGATTTATATCGCTCAACTTGAGTATCATATAAATCACTATCAAGAATGCCCATCCAGTCAGAACAATTTTCAAACAAATACATTCGACGCTCAAGGTCGTATATAAGTCCAGTATAATAGTTCATAAGATCGTGTATATCAGTCTTTTTCATTTTCACGTCTATTCCCTTTCAAGAAAAAGAGAAGAGCCTATATTTCTACAAACTCTTCTCCCTGACAAACTAAAGATTGTCGCGTTCGGCCCTCAACTCGCCAATACGAGTCTCGTACTTGTTGTACTCCGTCTGATAACGGTCGAGCTGGATCTTGTACAGATCAGAATCGATAACTCCCTGGCAATTCTCCTTGAGAGTATCGATCTGATCTTTAAGATCAAACTGAAGACCGTCATAGTAGGTCACAAGCGTTGCAATCTCATTTCTCGTAAGTTTCATACCGACTCCTTTCAAAAGTCTTTATATGTCATAATAGCGTGTGCTTTTTCTGCGGGATGTGGTTTGCTTTGAATGAAACGGATCGGTTTTAATAGATCGTGAACATGCGTTGCACCAAAAACTTTGATGATACATCTCTAATTCGGTAGCTAATCCTATTGTATGCCCACAATAAGGACAACGAACCCAAAACAAAGGCGGCTTTTCATACATCGTATTCCTTTATCCAAGAAAATCGATACTGTAACGCCTGTAATCCATTACTGGAATAGGATCTGGAGCAACCGCTTCATTCGCTGTAGACCAAACAACTCTAGCAGTTTCCTCATCATAGTCTACTGATTCGACTTCGAACATTCGACCCTTGAATCGCCCTCGATTAGCTGCAACCAAATCACCAGGTTGCAATTCACAAAAGCTGTAATAATCCATTATCGGTTGCCTCCTGCAAGAATAAAAATCGCAAGAAGACCAATTCCCGCTCCAATGCTAAGAATCAGAAAAATGTAAATAATAATGCCGAGAAGACTAAAGTTAAACATCTTTGATTTTTCCTTTCTTAAGAAGCTTGTAATAAATCGCGATCACTTGATCGTTTGGCATGTTACGAACACGTTTTGCCCAACCATCTCCGGAATATGCCTCACGAATCTTTTCACGCATCTGACTTATTTGTAGATTCATCGGATTCCTTTCCATAAGTAGAAGAATCAGCGTCTAATATTTTATGTGCAAACTTTTTCTTTAATGACTTAAATTCCGTATATAGCCTTTTGCCGCAATCTTCACAAAGATCAAAAGATAATTTTGTTGAAGAACAACCATCTTCGTCAACTACAAGTAGTTCGAGTCTATTTGCTTCACTGATACATTCAGAACTGCTATACATGAGCATAGAGGGACGTTTTATAGTTTTACCGCATAAATCGCATTTAATAAGTTTCATAACTCACCAATCAAAGATAAGAGAGACCCTGATAAATATCAAGATCTCTCAATCTAGTTAATTAGAACTTTAACAGTTTCCAAACCCAATCTGACAGTTTGCCAAAGGTTTTATTGTTAAATGCTCCTTCTTGTTCAAAGTGGAATCCCGCAACACAGAGAAGTCCGACTCCGACAACCGTTACAGTCTTTTCAGCGACGTTCGTAACACGATCAACCACTGCCAACTTACGTTCATGCTCTGCCTTGATTTGTGCTTCAGCCAACTCAGCAGACTTAATCATCTGCTCATTTTCGATAGCATTAACCTTGGCTTCGCACTCAATAAGTTCTGCATAGGTTTTCGCTTGCGATTCAATAGCTTTAGTAGCCCGCAATTGATCCTCAGAACCGACTTCCATGTGAGACAAAATCTCAACATTGTCATTCAGTACCTTTACCATTTTTCCCTTTTCAATACTGGTCATTTGATTCTCCTTTCGTTAAATGACCTATTAACTCATTAAATAGCTTGTTTGTCTTGCGAATCCACTACACAATCCAGGAAAATACACGATCCATTAATAGAGCGATTAAGAATTTCCTGATATGAATTTTTGTAGATTTCTAGGTAAATATCTGGAGCTTTATGCTCGTCGATTTGTGAAATATGCAGACATCCAACAGCTGATTCACAAATGTGCTCATACGTTTTGAGATACTGGTCACATCGCTTTTTATAAATATTTAAGTCTTTATTCTTCAATCGAATAATTTGTGCAAAAGTAGCGCTAAGAATGATTATTAAACTAATCCATACCCAATAAATAGTAGTAATACTCATTATTCGCTCCTATAGTTGATCTCGACTTCTTTAGAACCCAATTTGAATTTGAAATTCTGCTCTTTATCGTTCCAGTTGAACCACAGTAGTGGAATTTTATTCAAAAGTTTCTTAACAGCACGATACAGACAAATCATAAATATAAGTGACCAAATCATGATAATAATCTTGATGATCGTAAGAGCAGTAAACATGGCTTCTCCTTTCGAAAGATAAGAGACCTTGCGATCTCCTATCTAGGTACTACCTTCCTGAACGTTTCTTCAGAATATGCTTAATCAGCATAACAATGAATATTACTGCTACAATGATATCACCGAATACGATTAGGAATGCTGCACCAGCAGATGCAACACCCACAATCAAGAATGCGGTGAGAATCACGAGCATAATAAGCAAAGTCAACAGAATAAACATAAGTTTCCTTTCTACGTATGTTTGTAGTCCTTCATTATATAGGTTGCAAAACATGCGTAGAATTAATTTTTAGTTTAAGCCGCTTAGACCCTTTTCGTATTTCAAAGTAGCAGCCTCAATTTCTTTATCGCAGCGATCTTTTAGTGCTTTTTTAATTAAATCCTTCGCCTTTTCAGAATCATCTTTTGCAAGCCATACAGTCCTGCATTTATACACTTCGCCTTCCTTTGTTGACATTCGCCAATATCTATTATTTCTACGTCTAGCCTCGTGATCGCTTAAATCAATATACGAAGGTAAACCATATGTCCATTCGTATCCAGAATTTTCACCGCCACATAACTTAATTTCTCCTAATTCGTAGAATTTTTTGTTTAGAAGCATATATCCATACATAGCTTGATCCTTACTTTATTTCTCATTTATTGCACATATCAACGTACGTAGTATATACGAGATTGAGTTTCTCATATTCTTTAGGATCGATCCATTCCTGAACAAACCGTTGTGTAACATTTACTCCATGTTGTGCACCGGCTTTATAAACAGTTCGTAAAATAATGCTTGCACTAATACTGATAGCACAGATCTTGATGATTTGGTTAATAGTGATTTTGTTTTCGTGTTCTTTATTCATTTTAAACCTCGCTTATAATCGATAACTGTATAGACAAAGAGAAGAGCCTTTGCAGACTCAACTCTTTGAATGTCTCCTTACTTCGTATCCCAGTCGTAATCATGAGAACTCGTCTTTGCATCCCTATGCTCAACCCAAGCACCGTAACCAATCATCGCAACGGTCAGCGCCATGGATACTCCAAAGCCGATAAGACAGCAATCGAGTTGTCCACGACGTGTGCCCTTGCGAGCTGCATCGTATACAGTGTTGTGCAAACACTCATAAGGTGAAACAAAATTGAAATTCTTCATAATGTACTTCCTTTCACTAAGTACCTTATACCTTCATTAAAGAAGTTGCAAAATATGCGGAAGAAAGAGAAGAGCCCTTGCGAGCTCAACTCTTTTACAAGTCCTCAACAAATTCCTTAAACAGAGGAATCATATAAAAACTTACCACGATAGACGCTACGATGATCATAGCACTGATCATAGCAACCAGAAACAGTTCTGCGCCACAAAACATGTAAGCGTAGACCAGCATACCGGTAGCCATAGCCAGGCCAATGATAGCCGTAATCGTAAACTCCGGGTAGTTGTTATAAAAATCCTTCATTATAACCCCTTTCATAGAGATATACTTGTCATAATATATCATGCTATTTTTGCGCAAAAAAAAAGAGAAGAGCCCTTTCGAGCTCAACTCTTTAATCGTCTACGAGATATCCAATTTTGTACAGAAACCTTCCAAGTTTGGTATAAAACCAATCATGAAAACGTTTAAACATAATACTCCTCTCATAGCACCTTCATTAAAGAATTTGTGATTTTTGCGCAAAAAAAAATAAGAGCCCTTGTAAAACTTACGCAGGCTCTCTGTTGTTACTCAGCATCCTCAGAATTCTGCTTGTAATAATTACTCGAAGAAATATGAAGAATAGTACCGAGGAAGGTTACCACAGCAGTAATAATACCAGCCACAACATCAGGATAAGGTAGACCAGGCAGCCCGCCCTGAACCAGAACGCCGCTAATTGCAATATACAGAGTAGCAATAGCAGGAAGAACAATAGTAGTAACATACTTAGCAACCTTATACGTCTTGTCGTCAAGAACCATGTTTTTTCTCCTTAAGAAGTCCTAATAGGAAGATTTTTCAACTCATTGGCTACTTTACTACCCGATCCGTTTCCACCGTTTTCCACGTATGGCTCATACAGATATGTAAAGAAGTTTTCATACTCGTCCTTGGTAATATAACCTCGTTCGATATACGTCATGCCGAGAGTGATAATACGATCGTGGGCAAGTCCAATAAGCAGTTTCTTCTGCGCCTCTCGATTTTGAGTAGCAATCTCTTCGCGAGCACGCTTTTCCTCTTCCCTCTGGTCCATGCGTTTCATGATAACGCTCCAGAATCCAGAAGATGCAATAATAGCACACGCAATAGTAACAACACACTGAGTTAAGTCCATCCCTGTTGCTACCTCCCTATTAGCTTTAATGTCTGTAAAATATAAACTCCATAGTCAGCTACAAAATTGCATAGCCATTCTTCAGCTTCCACCCAGTACCGCGGATGGACCATTTGATGAATATCATCAAGTAAATGGAAGCTAAATATGATACAATGACCGATCTCGTGAATCAGTACCTTGGTTAGAAATTCTCCAGAGATTTGGTTTGATATATAAACTGTCATTGTCTCTAGATCAGTCACAGCGACTGTAGCTTTACCAGTACGATCCACGAGAATCGGATCATTGTAATCAACATATCGGATACGCCAAATATCGTCACCTAATTTGAACGTATCCATCTTTAGGCTAAGACATCTCGTTAACCAAAGAAGTTAGCTGAGACTTCATTTGCTGACGAAGCGTCGGATCTGCACTATTCCAAATCTAGTCCGAGAGTATGAACTAACTGAGTTTACGAGGTAACGTCAGAATTACTCGTATTTTCAGCTTCGAGATTTAGTCTCCAAATGAGTTCAGCTAGGTTCTTATTGATTGCCTCTAGGACATACGAAGAAGTCGGAGGGTCGAACGCGATACGAGTCTTCTGTGACAAATATGTTGCCACCGCTCCTACGTTCTTAAACCCTCCGATGAAGTCTTCAAATGTCTGAGAGGAATCAGTAACCGTAAACCCATCAGACGGACCAATCCCATTTTGAGTGAGATCAAGGATGGCAGCGTTTAGAAAAACCAGAATATCCTGATCGAATGCATCGTAGTCCGAACCCAGACCACAAGTCTTCTTAACTGTATCCAAGATGCTTGCTGTTTTGTCAAACGGCATGATTACCATCCTTTACTTAAATATTAGCGAGGAATGTTGAAGAAGTTAGCAGCCTGCTTGGTTGCTTCCTCCGGAGTGATTCCCATAGTGTTGCAGAGGTTCCTTGCAATCTCCTCGCCCTTCTGAGCATCGCCGCTCTTGACGACATTCAGCATTGCCTGGGCCTGAGGGTTGTTTGCAATATTAGGATTTGACTGTGCCATGTTAAGAATAGCATTAAGCGGACTTAGCATTGTTATCACCCTTCTTCATTACCTGATTAGGCTTGGTGAAAAGATCCTCAATCTGATCAAGACGTTCATCCATATGAGACATTACCTCATCGAGAGTGACTGTCGGATTATCGTCCTTAGTATTAGCAGGAAGATACTCAAGAGTCTGAATCAGACCATTGGGTGTCCACTGCTTTGCAATGATCTTAGAGAAGTCCTGAAGCGGGAACATAGCAATTGTCCCATCCATCGGTACGTCATTCGGAGTAATCTGACTCTCATTTTGAACGACCTTGCCGAAAATGGTCTGCTTTGGAGCGGGCGTTACGTATGGCAGAGTGACATTCTGGTTGCCAGGCAACCAAGTCTGTGGTGTAGTTGGTTGCTGACCTGGAATCTGGCCAATATATGGGTTGTACGGCTGCGACATGAGAAACTCCTTTCAACGATTTCTCAAATAGAGTAAGAGGGCATCATAGGGACAATTCTGGGTTTAACAATGGAAGGACAGAAGAACAGAATTAAACCGAAGAACACCTACGACGTCTTGAACTAACGAATTGCCCCCAGGATACCCTCTTACTTTGAACTACTAAGAGATCTTCTTGTACTTAGTAGGATTTGAGCCATCGCCTTTCGAGATGATAATAGTATCGTCTGAAGAATCTTGGTTCGATGGTTGCTCAGGTTTTGCTGTAGGTTGCTGTGGAGTCTGAGCAGATTTCGCTCCAGCATAGGCGTTCCAGGCTTTTACGTCTCCATAGAAGAGGTCAGCGTCCAGGTTGCCGTTATAGCCGTTTAATTGACCGTCAGAGCAGAATTGCCACATGCAAACAAGTCCGTCTGCATCAGGACAATCCCACGATTCGGCCATTTTGAAAGTTGGGTGAGATACTGCCGGATATGAAGCGACCCATCGTCCGCAGGTTTTATCCACGCCACCTTGATTGAATCGCCAAGGGTTTGCATAGATGATTGGGGAGACTCCCCAGCGGCTACGGACTACTTTGACCCACTCGTTAACCCAGGCGACTGACTGGTTCTCTTCCCAGTCAAGGACAGGGATGGCATCCCCCTTGTAACCGATACAGTTATCACAGAAGTAGTTTGCCTCTGCTGTAGCGTTACCGGCTTTGGCGTAATGATATACGCCTCGGAGGATGCCTGCTTGCTTCGCCTGTTGGAAATGTGGATCACAGTAGGGGTTTACGTAATTCGTACCCTCAGTACCCTTAATCACGACGAAATCAATCTGACCTTTGACCGTAGTAAGGTTTAGACCAGACTGATATGACGCGATATCAATACCGTGAAGCATGATTTACTCCCATTTTGATTTAGGATTGGGTGATCTGAGTCCAAGCAGATTCGGAGCCCACGACACCAGGCTCGTAGGTATTGGAGTCCATAGTAGACTCGTAGATATTACCGTACTTGGTCACTCGATCGCCCTTGTTGTAGATATGCCCACTCTCCCACTCAGGAGCAGTCTCACCAGAAGAGGAAGGAAGCACTTTAGTCCAATTCTGAGGACTGTCGATCGGTGACGTATCACTAGTCGAGGTATGAGTCTTCAAGGCCTTATACAAAGTGCCGTTATAGAGAACTCGAGTACCTACGGGATATACCACTGCATTACCACTCCACTCAGGATAGAGAGCAGGAACCTTAAGAGCCTCATCATCGGACAATTTCTCAGCCTGCATCATAGCAAGCGTGATAGCAGCATCCTGAGGAGTACCAGCATTAGGTACAATATCCCAAACCTGCATAATAGAGCTGCCGTTGTCTCGGAATCGAGACTCAGCATGGTAACCAGTCGGAATATTCGTAGGCGGGTCGACCTCTATAACAGGACGACCAGTAGACAAATCCGACGTAAGGATTACCATATCGTTTACAAGATTACCGTAAAACATTTTTCACCTTCTTTGTTTCGATGGAAATGGGAGTTACACCATCAAATGAATAATAGCATAATTAATTCGAATTGGGGTGCCAACGGAACGATCTAATACAGCATATATCCTTTTATTAGAAGTCATATAAGTCACTCCGTCGATGTGAGCATCACTAGCATCTCCATCTCCGTTATTCGCTATAATTATCGTTTTACCAGTCGAATAATCAAATCCATAATTAGTTTTGAATTCCGATAACGTCCACATAGAAACCGCGTTGTTATTTTGGACTGTTTTGACCATAGTTCCAGTAATTATTTTTACAGAATTAAGTATAACTTTCACACCATTCAACTTCAAGTTGTCTGCTATGAGGTTAATATTTCCGCGTGCGATAGTACCGCTTGAATTAAGGCCTTGCGTACTTAGAGTCAGCTCGCCTTGACCGGTTGAAGATGTACTACCGTGAATCTGAGCCATCGACTCCAGTTGGTTATTTGTCGTATTGGCAGCGATAAGAAAATCTGGATTGCCAGAACCACCGAGCTGTAACCCAGCAGTTTTCGGAGCAGCACTTAGAATGCCTACCGACTTTCCTCTGTTTGCAACTTCCATAGGTAGAACTCCTGTCGTAATGGATCGAGCGATAGTCGCTGTTCCGTCCTTAGTGTCTGTCAAAGTACACTCAATGTAATACACCGAGTTAATTGACGCTGCGAAATGGACATTAATCGTACCAGACGCCTTATTGAGATCTCCGGTAGGAGTCACTGTTACACCGGTAGTACTTCCGTCTTGATAGTATTTGCATACAATGGATTTTGCAACATTACTAGGATAAATGGTCGTATCTACCTTATAGCTAAAACTAGCATAGCAGTAACCGCCTGAGTAATCTGGAGTCGTAGACGTCATTGAGTTGGTACGGATAGCCAGACCATTGGTAAACTTAGGCGGGACGTATAGAAGTTTCCATACTGCATATAGAGTATAGTCAGCATCAGGAGTACCGTAGTAGGTCTGACCTGGTTGATACACAGCTGTACCAGTAGAGGTTTTGCTCCAACCAAGAAATTCATAATTAGCACGTGTCGGTTTCTGAGATGGTATACTAAGATCCTCTCCATACCACTTATCTACTCGTCCAGGCGCACCTGTACCACCATTTGCATCAAAACTGACGTAATGGTGCGCAAGTGCAGGAATAGTAATTGTCTGACTTGCTGAACTTGTGCCGTTCATGTAGCCAGACTGGTTTTGCACCCATCCTGATAGAGTAACATTGTAAGCCGTACGACGCTTTACAAATCGCTGAGAAGCAGAAGTAATATCTTTCGTATTCCAAGAGCCGGTCGGTGTGTTGAAACTGGTATTGACCTCGGAGTCATTGCCGTTAGCGCTAGCGTGTCCGACAATACCGGTCCAGATCTGAAAACCCCAACCGCAATCCTGAATACCGACGGTCAGTCCAGCAGATACGGATCCGGCATCTTCGGAGGACCAAGTGTTAATATAGCAACGCCAGTGATTGGTCGTGTTGCCGTAAATAGTAGACAATTGACCCTCCTAAGGAATATAAACCAGTTGCATGGACGTGCCCGTATCTCGCCACTGATAATGACCCATTTGTACTCGAGAAGCTTTCACCGTAGAAGTAACGCCATCCAATGCCATGATTGTCTGATCACCCTGCATAAACTTCTCGCTGGTATTAGTCAACTTCGTACGGAACGAACTTGAAGAGCTACCGATTGTCAGAGTAGGATGGTTGTTTTCTCGAGCAAATGTCATGTAGTCGTTGACATTCTTAACAGTCGTAGACATACCCGAGACAGTTGTCTCAGTCGTCTGGATACGAGATGTCAGAGACGTGGATGTCTGTTCGAGCTGAGATTTAGTAGCATAGCTCGACAGCGTCTCGTTATTGACATACGTAGCGGCTACTATAGAAGAAATCTGATCGGCACGTTGATTAATGGCCGAATGAGTTTCTTCTGACGTTAAATAACCAGCCATGAAAATATTCTGAGACGTTCCGTCTGTTGGCTCAGCTGTTTGATTCAATCCCGAATGTTCCCATTTACCAGATCCGCGATCAACTATATATGAGCCGGTTCCGTAATTCCACGGGCAATAGAACCATACATCACAAACGGTACTCGATTTCGCTCGAACTTGAACTTTAACATTGGCACAGTTCAACCCGAGGGTGACTGTTACGCCAAACGCCGTAGAAGCACTAGGTGTTCGCTGATGTCCGTCCTTAATAAATATCAAAAAATCGGAATTTTGACTCGCTAAGCCGTTATAGCCATTACCGGTGAATACTTGGATCGAGCAACACTGAGAGTCACCAGAAGAAGTCCATATTCCGAGTTTAATCCATTTACCCGAATTAGCTGGTTTAGTTCCTAAAAAAACATATCTAACCGCAGTTTGATTCACAGTTGGGTATTTCTGCATATCAGTTTTTGTCTGATACGTTTTCGATACTGCTGAGGTAATTGAATCGGACGTAATCTTTAACTGAGCGTCGGTATATTTTCTAGATTCGGTTAAAGCATTATTGGCTTTATTTGCAGCATCTGCCTGAAGATCCTCAGGAGCAGGTGACCAATCTGTGGATTTGTTACCTAGTTCAAGTTTTGGGTTTCGAACCGTGCATTTGCCTGATATTGCTCCTTGAATAAAGCAATTACACTCAATAAAATCCGTCCATGAACTTGCTTCTGACGGCAAAGTAAATGTACGATATATGCGTTTTCTAAGGTTATTTTTCGTAGAGCCATCAGCACCCGCAGTAAAAAAAACGCCATGATAGGAATTACCATGCGAAAACTCAGTGCCAACGCGTCTCGAATAAACAAAATCAACCATTTCAACTTCGCAAGAAATCGTTACTAATTTCCCGGCAGCAGCCTGAAATCTTTCTGTTGCCATTCCATAGCTAGCTCCGTTAGTTGATTCAACTGCTTTGATAGTAGTGATTGAGGAATTTGCCGTTTTGGTTAATAAATTACTTCCACCGACATTGACATTGTTGATAGCATTCGTAACTTCAGTCTTAGTTGCCCTTAGAGCAATAGCCTCGCTATTCTGCGTGATCTTTGTCTCGGCCTGGGTTACACGGTTCTTAAGAGCGTCAACATCGTCCTGAGCCTTCTTAGCATTGGCCTTAGCAGTATCAGCGGTACTCTGTGCAGCACTAGCAGCATTAGCAGCAGCGTTAGCCTTGGACTGAGCTGTGGCGGCATTCTGCTTAGCTGTATTGGCGGTGCTCTGTGCCGTATTAGCCAACTCTTTAGCCTTACTCGCAGCAGAGTTAGCAGCATCAGCAGCAGTCTGAGCAGAAGCCACAGCGTTCTTAGCAGCTGTTAACTCCTCATCAGTCACATCAGCCCTATTTTGAAGATCTGTAAGATGCGTCTGGGCATCACTCAGAGCAGCATTAGCTTTATTAGCAGCAGCCTGAGCTGCATCAGCATTAGCCTTGGCTGTCGAAGCCGCAGTAGCTGCACTAGTAGCATGTTCTTGAGCCTTGTTGGCAGCAGTCTGAGCAGCAGTAGCCGTCTCATGAGCAGTGTTAGCCGCAGCAGCCGCATCATTAGCAGCCTTTTGAGCGTTATCAGCAGTCGTCTTTGCAGCAGAGGCATCCGTACGAACCTCTTCCACGCTACTTACTGTCTGCTCAATACGATCGCTAAGCTGATCCACAGTAGACTTAGTGGCATAAGTCTTCTTAACGGTGTTAGAGAGATTTGTCACAGCTGTATCGTCAGTATACTTACTGGCTTTAACCCAATCAGCTTCAGCATATGCCTGACTATCGAGCTTAGGAGTCTGGCAACGCATAATATCGCCGTTGGAGCCCTGAACCCATAAGTCTCCAATGTCATAAGGCGGCTTTGGGGTGGTGATAAATATACGCTTCTTAGCATTTGCAGTAGTTTGAGCATTAGCTGCATCAGCCAAAGCCTTAGTGACCTCGGTATCTTGAATTCTACCCCAAGAATAGACCCCATTTTGATTCATGTAGCGATAGCAGAATCCGGTCTGATTGTCGTAGTAAAGGTCACCAAGATGAGTCTGACGATCCTTATCAGTAGTCCAATTGACCTCGGGCTCTGTCAACGCATTAGGGATACCATCGTAGAACCAAGTCTGAATTGCTCCATCAATCTGATCTTTAAGATTAGTGATGTCACCATCAAATTTACTAACGGCGTTTGCCAAATCAGAGGCGTTTGACTCAGCTGCTTTCTTAGCCGCGTCAGCAGTAGATTGAGCCGTCTGAGCTGCCTTGGTCGTAGTCTCGAGCTCTTTCTTTGTGCTATACGTCTGAGAAACCTCAGTACGAAGCCCGGCAGCAGATTTGCTAATCTCAGTTTTGAGATTACTCTCGGTAGCACTCAAATCGGACTTCTTTGTATAGTCAGCTTCCATAGTCTCTTTAACCTGTCTCTTATACACATCTGACGCTGCCGACGACTTAATAGGTGTAG